TAGTTTGGTAATTTTCTAGATTCAATATATAATCTAGCAGGGTGAGTTTCTGGCAGATCAGTAATCAATGGTAAGTCGAGTGTAGATTCAACAACACGTTTTACTGGTGGGTCTTTACACTTGATAATTGGTTCAGTTGAATTTGATCTAAATTTTTCAAACATGAACTCATTGAATAATTGAGTATTATAAAACTTGAGATAACTGATAAGTGTAGTTGATAAACCACAATTAAAACAGTATACATTTAGATCATGATTCTTTTCGTATATCGAAAATCTTGTTTTAGTTTTATTTGTGGCAGAATCACCGCACACAGGACATCTAGCTGCTGCTAAAAATGGTGATTCTTTTTTTATCCTGTATCTTTCTAAAGATACACCAAGTTGTTTAGCATAAGAAATTTGGAGAAAATAATCATCACTCATTGTAATAGTATTGGCGCTTCAAAAATATGTTTATCACTATATTCTTTCTTATTAAAGAAAGAATCCATCATTAATCTTCTTTTACTTTCTTGGTAAATTAATGCCGATAAAGTATTTTCATAATATCTTTCGTCACCCATTGAGCACTGAGTAATAGAAGCAAATAAATCAACGGCGAGTGCAACTACACCATATTGACCAAACGGTTGATATAATGATGGTATATGTTGAGTAAAGAATCCGACAGGTGTAGTTATTGTTGTTAATTCTATTTTGATAGGAAATGAAATGTGCATTATTCCACTGTCGGATTGAAGAATTTCACCCATCAAGTGAGTATCATTATATGTTATGAAGTTGAAAAGTTTAGATTTATACATCGAACGGGATATTAACAATATTGAAAGAAAAATTTGATAGTGTGTAAGTTTTAAGTCGTTCACCTAGATGTCTGTATGTTATATTTGGCTTACGTTTATATGTTATATTATCACTTAAATCGTACAAAGTACACTTTTTCTTTCCTGGTGCCAATCTCAACCCTCTACCAACAGATTGTAAAATAGTAATGGGAGATTTTACAGGTGAAGCAAAAATAATGCTGGATATTGCAGGTAAATTAATACCTGTGGCAAAAGTTGGATAACTTGCAACAATAATGTCATCTGAATCATTAGCATCTACTCTAATCGTTTCTCTAGTGTCCATAGATACTGTTCCATCGACATAATGTATTTGCCTATCGTTTGCCTTTTCTGATAATATCTTGAAGAGTGGCATTCCCTGAGCATCTACAAATCTGAATAATACCAGCACAGTACCCGGACATTTTAATGCTAAATTTGCTATAAAGTTATTACGTTTAGGATTTGAAACGATATATTTTATTTCAGTATCATAATCAGAGCCTTTGAATGCTTTACATATAGACTCTGGATAATTGAGTATCAATGCTTTAATTTCAAGAGGTACTAATTGCTTATTATCTATTAATGTTGACGTAGTGGCAATTTCATATATTTCACCAGTGATACCTTTCATCACAAGAATATCACACTTCATTGAATGTAATGTTCCTGTGCAACCAAGTTTATATTCTACTTTGGTTGCCTTTTCATATATGCCAGTAATTGTTTTAGCAATAACTTTGTGAGCTTCGTCACCAATAATTGCACCAAATTGATTTAACCAAGCAGGAGGCATTTTATATATCGACTGAAACGTAGATATAGTTATTGGTTTTGATACTGCTTTATCTACGCCTGCATAAATACAATGTATATTTTTATCTGCATCCCACCCAGTAGTGTGAGCATAATCGGCAAAATCTGATTTAAGTTGAGTAGTTAATCCAACAGTTGGAACAATAATCAATACTCTGAGATTCAAAACTTCGGTTAGATATCTACATATTGTATATAGAACCATCGACTTACCAGAGCCGGTTGCTGCTAACAGTATACCTCGTTTGTTTTTTAAAGCTTGATATACAGCATTGACCTGATAATCTCTAATTGAGATAGGTGGTACTCTTTTCTCTAATTGTAGAGATATACAATATTCTTCGACTTCTAAAAGAGTTATATTTGTTGTATATTCAAAATCTTCTACAACAATTTCATAATTTCTTTCTTGACCAAATTTCTTCAATTCTGTCAATAATCCAAATGGAAGAGTTCTTTTACCTAAATTGAAGATTTTTAGTCGACCGTCCCAAACACCTGCTTTATACAGAGGTGTATATTTTGCGCCGGGAACTTCAAAAGTAAATGCTTCAGATAATTCGTATGCTATATCAGTATCACATTCCAATCTTAAAAATGATTCGTCTAATTTTTTAACTGTGATCATGGCAGATTATAATTGTCAAGAGTCTTTTCGAGATAAAAGTCGTCTGCAATTATTGATATTTTATAAATCGGGTATATTTTATTTCTAGCAGTATCAAAATTAAGATCTGACTCACCTACAAATTCTCCAACAAAATAACACATATCGGGTGCTACTTTATGAACCATATATCCTGGTTCAAAACTATGATTAATCCAAAGCATTAATTCGATTGCCAAATCTGGATCCATCTGCTTCCATTTTGTTTCAGAAAACTTTATAGCACCTTGATACATTTATACTCCAGCCTGGAATTTTTGGTAGTCGATAATAGATTTGTAAAGATAATATTGATTAGTAATATCCTTCAAAATGCTTTCACAAGCAGTAACACAAGTTTCAATATATAGAATTTGTTCTTGAATCATCTGCAAATCTGAATCTGCTTCTAGTAGGGTTTCCATCTCAGATTTGAGAGGTTTCTTATATTGGTATTGTTTCAAATTCAAAGAATTCAATTCGTCACGATCCATCTCACCATTGTAATATTTTATTTTCAACTGACGTTGTTTTTGATATTTTAAAGTCAAAGTTCTCATTTTGACTTTATATGTTTGGAGGTGAGTAAGATACTTAGAATGTAACACTGGGTGTGAATACATTCTAGTTAAAAGTTGAGTCTGATCAATTACACAATCAGACTTCCATTCTTCCATTAATTGATCAGATGTTATCATAATTAATTATAATTCGCAATCACTACATTGTAAAATTATTCTTCGACTGCTTGTTCTTCTTTTTGTTTTTTCTTGGGAGTTTTCTTTAGAGAAGCAGATTCAAGATATTTTCCACGAGCAGTTAACCTACGTGAAATTTCTTTAGAATCAAACCAAAATTCAACACCAGTTTTTGTATCCTTAAGCTCTTGCTCAGTCAAGAATCCACGGTATGTATCATCAAGAATGTGATTGATCATCTTAGTAGAAAAATCTGCATGCTTTTGGATCGAATGAGTATTTCCACCAGTTGAAAACTGAGCAGTATGAATCATCATATGAGCAGAATTTGTCACAACAATATTATGACAGTTAAGAGCAATAATAGATGCAGCAGAATGGCATTCTCCTACTAACACAGCACGAACTGTTGCTTCGGAATTTTTAATTGCTTCAATAATAGACATTGCAGCAGACATATATCCACCAGGAGAATTGATCATGAAAATAAATTGATCATGTTCGTCTGCCGTAAACATATTGTGCATTAGATCACGATATTTAGATGGTTTACCAATTTCATCATCAAGAAAAACTGTATGTAGTTTAATTTCTTGCTTCTGAGTTTTGATCATAGGTGACCCTTGGTCAAGATCACCTTGTATCAACTCAATAATAGATTCATTCATTTTCATTGTATTCTTTCTTTAATTTTAGCAATTCCTTACCCCATTTAATTAGAGGTTCTACGAATACTTCAACATTCGGTTGACCTTCGACTACCATAAGAATTACTATGTTTGAGATTTTTATTTTATATCTTTCATAGACCATGATACCGTATGCAGCACACTGGAGGAAATATGTATTGATCTCATTTCTATATTTTAATCTAGAAGATGTTTTGAAATCTATAATACACATCTCACCATCATACTCTGCAATACAGTCAACAGTACCTGCCAGACCTAGAGCATCCGAATACATTTGATGCTCTAGAGCAAAAACATTATCAACGTGAGACTCAAGATGTTTCTTCATTGCAATAAAATCTTGCTTGTAAAACATTGATATATCAGACCAATCTTTATTTAGCAACAAATTCTCACAAGCCAAATGTATTGCAGTACCTCTAGTGCCTGCAGCGACTAATACTTTATGCGCTTCCTCTTCACCTATGGACTGTTTCCACTTTTCTATTTCTGCTTTGTTATCTGAAAATTTGGAGACGAAAGAAGTAACAGAGAGATACTTCTTTCCTTCAGAGTTCACATAATATCTAGTAGACCCAGAATCATCTCTGTACAAATCAAATTTTTTAAGTTGTACAGAATCATAACGAATAAAGTTCATTAAAGTCCTAATCTCTCGCAAGCAAGAATCCAGCTCTTAACAAACGGACTTCTTACTATATCCTCAACAGTGAATTTAAATGATCTAAATTCAGGCATCAATCTCGTCACAGAGACGAAATCTCTGAAACCTGACACATCATTTTTAGATTTAATAAGGTCATCCTGTTTACCATCACCACAACAAATGAGTTTAGTATTTTTACCAACTCTAGAAATAACAGTAGAGACCTCATGCCAAGTAAAATCTTGTACCTCATCTACAACTACGATAGCATCATTGAATGTAGTACCTCTCAAGAAAGAACTCGACATGAATTCAATCTTACCAGTTTCTTTCAACTTCTCATAAGCATGCTTATTGTTAGTAAGTTCTGAACAGATTTGAACATAAGGCATCTCATAGACTGCCATTTTTTCTTCCATAGTTCCTGGAAGAAATCCCATATCTCTAGTAGGAACAGAAGATCTAATGATTATAATTTTCTTATAGATAGTCTCTGACCTTAAAATTTCTAACAATGCAAAATACATTGCAATGTAAGATTTTCCTGTACCTACAGTTCCATGTAAAAGATATGCATCTGCGTCTGCATTTTCCCAAGCTTCAAAGAAATGTTTTTGAGTATCAGTTAAAGGTGTAAGTTTCTTTATGTCCGAATATTTTACCATTTTACCACCATTAGGTGTCAATGGTACAATCATATCTGCTATTAGATCCTTTTCAAGTTGTTTCTGTTGTCTTACCAATCTTTTTGCTGTACGTTCGGTCTGGGACGAAGGGGTTGATTTACGTGGAGAAACTGGTGCTCTAGCCATGAGGATCCTTTATTATAGTTATAAGTAAGATGACGTCTGACGCGCTCCTGGTGCTGAGTGAACTTTTTTAAGTACTTCTTTAAATCCTTCTGGAATTCTTCCGTACCCACCTGGAGTTGTAACTGCATACCCGATAATAGGTGCAGCAACAATACGATTTAATGTACCAACTTTAGAACAAGAGGGACATTCATCGGTTTCCGTAGAATCTCGTTCAGAAATTCTTTTTTGCATTTCTTTAACAGTGCCACACTCTATACATTGAAAATTATAATACGGCATACGCACACTTTCTATTTTATTTAATAACATTGTATACAATGAAAACGTCATCCGCGGATCTCGACACTACCGATGACCCTAGTCAACCAATCTGAAGGCTTATATGACCAGCATTAAAAGATATTTAATTACTCAAGCTAAAGACAAATCTAACAAACTTAGATTTTACATCTATGCTTATCTTCGCTCTAAAGATTCCGAAACTGCTAAAGCTGGAACTCCATATTATATAGGGAAGGGGACCAGCAATAGAGCATGAGGCAAACATGAATATTTTACACCTAAAGATGAATCAAACATTGTTATTGTAGAAATGAATTTGACTGAAATAGGAGCATTAGGATTAGAAGCATTTTACATAAGATGGTATGGAAGAAAAGATAGAAATGATGGTATTTTAATTAACAAAACATATGGTGGCCAAACCACTGATCTTGGTACAATGGTTGTTAGAGATATGATAACTAATAAAAATAAAAGAGTTTTATCAACACCTGAAAATAAAATTCAATATAATCATGTAACAAAAGGTACAGTACCAATAAAAGCATTTAACGGCATGCCAGCTAGAAGAATTTCTCTAGATGATCCAGATTGGATTGCTGGAAAATATGAACAAAACACAAAAGGTACAGTTCCAGTATATGATAAATTGACAGATACATTCTTTAGAGTAGATGTTAATGACTCAAGATATATAAATGGTGAACTAGTTCATTCTGCGACTGGTATTACGTTAGGTAAATCGACATTCAGAGATATAAGAACTGGAAAATTGCATTTTCTGAATATAAATGATGAAAAACTTAACTCTGGTTTTTTCGTAGGTCATAGTAAAGGCAAAATAGCAGTAAGAGATTTATCAACTAATAAATGTTTTTCTGTTGATAAATCTGATGAGAGATATCTTTCAGGACAACTCATTGGCACAAAAAGAAAATATATTTTCGCAACAGTGATAGAATCGAAAGAAATAATTAAAACTTCTATCAATGATATACGATTACTAACTGGAGAAATTGTTCATCTTTATCAGCCAAAATAGTTGGCATTACATTTCCAATTTAAAAATTAGATTATTCTGTAGTGTGTGAATACTCAGATTATCATTCTAATGACCTTTTGCTTCTACTTGGGCAAATTGTTTAAGTTTTCTCCACTGTTCGCGTTCTACAAAACCTACATAGATACCTGTATATGAACTGAGTGAGAATAACCTTGTGTAACGCAGGCAACAGTATCACCTGGCTCGATCACTTGACCAAACTTGTTAGTAAATGGTTCTACTTTACGTTTTGATTTGCTCATTACTTTTTCTCCTAGTAATCTTTTTAGTTTTTTCTGCTAAAGTAATTATGTCAATTACTGTGTTAGGGATTGTGAAAATACTAAAAATGGATGTAAAAATATGAGTAGTAAATGCAACAGGAATTAGAATCAGAGAATAGAAAAATATTTTAAAAAGTTGATAAGTTTCTAATTTCTCCGATTTAATCTCATTTAGAGAAAGCTTAATCATGCAAGTTGAATCTTAGATTCAGGCATGATGATCTTAGAGAAACGCTTGTTATAGTGTTCCATAAGTTCTGGTGATGGGAACGCAAGCGCTGCCATATTACTAGGCACAACAAATCCTGCAGCAGCGTCAGAGTACGGCATGAAATCTGTAAGACCCATACGGCCGTGACCATCACTACCCAAATCTGTAACAATTTGTAGAATTTCGGAGCAAAAATAAGCACCAGGTTTTTCTGGGTGTTCGGCTACGGAGCACAGAAGCTCTGTACCACATGATAATTTAAGAATCAACACATTCATAATTTTCCTTTAGAGTTTTGAACGGAACTGAGTCCGGATCAGATATTTTACCACAAGTGTCACATTTAAATGCCACATAAACATTATCATCGTCTCGCCAAGAGATCACGTGACCATAATTTTGCTTAAACAGATGTGCAAACCAATGTATAATTAATTTAATGATGTACATTACAAAAATGGGACCGAAGTCCCATTGATCATTCGTTCACTAATGACGCAAAGAATGCAGCATCATCTTCAGAATCTACCTCTGTTACAACTGGTGGAGCCTTTTTAGGCTTAGCTGGGACAGCAGCAGGAGCTGATGCGATCTTTGTTAGTTCATCTAATTCATCATCATAGTTTTTATGAGCAGTCTTTTGTGCTTCACCACCGGTAACCCACAAGAACTTTTTAGCAAGTTCTTCTTCTGACTTGAATTTTTCTGGAGCAACTTCAAGATTCAAATCACGGCATTGTGACAACACTTCATCAATTCGTTTCTTTCCACCAGCGATTGGTTTCTTAGAACTGAATTTAGATTGGTCATAATTAGGGAATCCACCAACAATGATCTGACGTAGTAGAAAATCTGCACCTTCTTCTGGATCAAAAACATTGATCGGGTCTTCACCTAGATCTTCGTCTGGCTTAGCAGCAGCAACAATCTTATCAAAGATTTTCTTACCGAATTTAAACAGTAATACTTTTCCTTCATTCTCTGGGTTCTCTTGATCTTTAATCACCAAGACGTTGCAGATGTAGTTAAGTTTGCGCTTACGAGCACGGCAGATTTCTTTATTTTCTTCGGAACCAGAATTCCAAAGTTCTGAATTAACAGTACCAACCATATCTTGCTTACCAATGGTTGATAGAGAATTCTCGATGTACCAACGTTGAGTTGACGGATCCTTGAACGAATGTGTATACAAACGTACAAATGGGATATCATCAATTGGGTTAGCAGGAAGGAATCGGATCACAGCAGAGGCATTGCCTGCTTTATCCTTAGTTGGACGCCAGTAATTTTCGGATCCATCATCGAATGATTTTTTCTTAGCAGTTACTGAGTCAATTTGTGACAATAATTTTGCGAATGATATAGTAGACATATTTTAATACTTCCTTTAGGTTAATTGTATGTTAATTATAGTCGTAACATAACAGAACCGACGTATATATTTATTATATCAAAATTTGTCAGAAAGTAAAATTTTTCTGAAGAATTCGGTTTAATTAAATAGTTGGTAACCGCGGAATTTGCCGTTCCCGTTACCCCTAGTCAACCCAGTTAAGGAGTCTATATGACCAGCAAAACTATTTATCATTATGTTTATAGAATAACCAATACCGTAGAAAAGAAACACTACTACGGTAAAAGAAGTTCTAAAATTGAACCAAAACTTGATCTAGGTAAGAAATACTTCAGTTCATCTAATGATAAAGAATTCAAAATAGATCAGAAATTGAATCCCCAAAATTATAGATATAAAGTAGTTGCACATTTTAATACTGCTTTGGATGCAATTATCAGAGAATCTGAATTACACTCAATGTTTGCCTGTTGGTATAAATCCGAGATTTTATAACAGAACTAAACAGACACCTAATGGATTTGATAGTACTGGAATTGAATTTTCTATTGAAAGAAGATTAAGATTATCTGAAGCAAATAAAGGTAAGAAACACTCAGAAGAAACAAAAAGGAAAATGTCTATCGCTGGTAAAGGTAAACAGAAAACCAAAGAACATTTAGAAAACGCACGAATTGCTAGTATGATTTCACGTCAATTAAACCCTGTGAAATTTTCCCAAGAAACAATAGAAAAACGAAGATTATCCAACATTGGTCAAAAGAGGACAGAAGAACAACGTGAAAGAATTTCTAAAGCATTAATAGGTAAGAAACGCACAAAAGAACAGAATATCAGAAATGGTGTATCTAGAACAGGGATAAGAAATTCATTTTTCTTAGGGTATTATGTTACACCAGAATTCATAACAGATTCAAGAAAAGAACTTGAATCTGTTAATATGTGTAGAAAATGGTGCATTAATTCTTATAGAATAATAAGCAAATCATCTTACACTAGATCTAAATATTTAAAGAATAATTATTCTTTGGAATTTTTACAAAATAAATCTTTTTCAGATATTGGATTTGGATTCATCCATAAAGATGATTTCTGTTTACTAAAGTAAAATTTATTTTTAACTCATGGGTCAATCTTTTTCCAAGAAGATACGAAGTTCCACCCAGCAGAAGGTCCGTACTTTTTCTCTAGCTCATTGGGTTCTTTACTACGAACATGTTTATGAGCGTTGATTATTTTCCAACCAGAATAAGAAAACAAAAATTTCACCATTATTTCTGGTCTAATCTTGCCTTCAGGAGTTTTGTGAATGTGGTCAAAATAAAAATAAACTTCGACCCAAGGAAACCCTACCTTGTCAACGCCATACTTATATGCTTTTTGATAGCTACTGTAATCTCTGAAAAAAGGATTTAATAATAAAGAATTAGTCTTACCCTTTCCAAGCAAGGTAACTAATTCCTTATCGGATACCTGACGACCAGGTACCTCATTAGATTCAGAGATATTTGTTAGATAATCTTTAAATTTAAGCATAGCGGATAATGATGTTTTTCCAGTCTGCAATTCCT